TGGACTTCCACTTCTTCATGAGCTCCGTCGGGAGGAACATCTTCTTGTTGGAGAAGCTCCTGATGACGGTGCACAAGAAGTCCTTCAAGGGCAGGTCGTCGATGACCTCGTCCGTGAGGATGAGCAACTGCTCCATCACCATGGACGGGGCCCACATGGACGCGTCGGAGTTGATGCTGAAGAACGCGCCGAACCTCTTCATCTTCTCGTTCATCTTCTTCATGTCCTTCAAGCGGGTCATGTAGTCCGACTGGAGGGTGGCCTTCATCTTGCCCTTGGTGTTCATCTCCTTGCTGTGCATCTCGCACAAGTTGTAGAACACGCTCTCCAAGACCTTGACCTGGATCCTGAGGATGACCGCCATGATCAGGATCTCCCTCGGCCCGCCGATCTGCTGCTTCGGGAACAAGGAGAAGATGGCGTCCACGTCGTCGAACTTCGCCACCATGCTGATCAAGGTCGACGTGTTCAGCTTCTCCACCATCCTCTTGAGGGTCTCGAACGTGAAGTCCTTCACGATCTTGGGGTCGAAGTCGAACGACGGCGAGATCAAGGGGCCCCTCTCCAGGGAGACGGTCATCATCATCGCGGACTTGATGGTGGACATCACGGCGGACATCACCTTGATGTTGAACCCGGAGATGGACCTGAGCTTCCTCCCCAGCTTCCTGGACGCGCTGATCAAGAACGGCATGGAGAAGGTGTGGTGGATGTCGGCGCCCCTGGAGACGTCCTTCACGGTCAACCCCCCCATGGACAAGGGGTTCTCCTTCAACCTGGTGTAGTTGTCCTCCTCCTTCTCCATCTTCTCCATGATGGCCTTCGACCTGTGCGCCTTGAAGCCCATCTCCTTGTTGAACATGTTCCCGATGTACATGTCGTTCATGAACAAGGAGAACTCCAGGATCAAGTTCATGTCGTAGAAGCTCGGCATCTTGAACCTGTCGTGCTCGGCGGACGTGGACGACTGCATCCTCAGCTTCTCGTTCCAGTTCTCCACGGACCTGTCCCTGGACATCAAGTACCACCTCACCTGCCTGGCCCTGATGAACCCCTCCAGGGTGGACCTTATCGGGTCCTTGATCAAGGAGGTCAGGAACTCCATCCTGCAGGTCAAGAAGCTCGTCGCCGACATGAACACATACCTCCAGTTCTGGTTGGTGGTGCTCGTCCCCCTCTTGTTCTCCAACATGCAGAGGATCGGGACCAAGGTGTTGTCGGACTTCAAGACGGTCTCCCTGGCGGACATGTCGCTGTGGCCCGCCTCCATGCACTGGTAGTACGAGTTGACCATGAACAGCATGGACCTGGACGCGATCGACGAGTAGTGCTCCAGGTCGGCCATCGTGATGGCCA